AATAGACCAAGTAAGAATCTTTAATGTAGCACTAGGACAGGAGGCTGTAAGAACATTGTATAATGAAACCACTACTACAGCTCAGAGTGCTAGTATTCAAGGTTCACTTGCTTATGACGGCACTGACACTAACGTAACCTATACTCAAGATAAACCTTATGGTAATATTGATGTTGGGTTTAAACCGGATTTGGTGTGGGTAAAAAATAGAAGTTCATCAGGTAATAATCACGCATTGCACGACTCTGTTAGGGGTGTACAAAGGCAATTAAGAAGCGACACAACAGGGCTTGATCTTAACTACACATCAACAAATTACTCTTTAAAGTCTTATGATGCTAATGGTTTTACTGTTGGCGATACGACTGCAGGGATTTATAATGTAAATGGCGCAGTCGGTGGAACTTATTCAGGGAATGCCGAATTTGTAGCTTGGTGTTGGAAAGGCGGAGGCGATGCGGTATCAAATACCAATGGCTCTATAACAAGTCAAGTCAGTGCAAATACTGATGCAGGATTTAGTATTGTGAAGTTTACTGTCCCCGCAAGTGGAGATTTTACTGCTGCACACGGACTTTCATCTACCCCTGAAATGGTTATAACAAAAAGTACAGACACTTTTAATTGGTTTATATTTCATAAAGACCTATCGAGCGGAGGGAATGGTAAATATGCTTTGCAGTTTACAACCGCATTAGAAAATGGAAGCTATAAATGGTGGGGAAATGGTATGACAAGTAATTTTATTGGAGGCACTGCAAATACTTCTTTTGACCCAAGCACAGAAACAATCGCCTACTGCTTCCATTCAGTAGATGGTTTCTCTAAAATCGGCTCGTACACTGGAAATGCAAGTACTACGGGTGGCCCATTTATTTACACTGGGTTTAAACCAGCTTGGATAATGATAAAACAATCTTCAGCTTCTGGAACAAGATGGATTATTTTAGATAATGCAAGGAGAACTTCTAATCCAGCTACAGGTTGGTTATCTGCTGACTGGACTGGTACAGAACAAACAGATTCGTCTATTGCACTACAATTTATGTCTAATGGGTTTAAAGTTGGTAATCCAGGCACTTCAAATGCATCATTAAACGGAAACGGTCAAACATACATTTACATAGCCTTTGCTGAAGACCCCGTTAAATACTCTAACGGTGTAGCTACATTAGGTGATGGTAATGAATTTATTCAAGATGCTAATTACCCTGAAGATAATTTTGCCACTACAATTTATAGTGGTAGTATAGGCAATGACAAAATAGTAGAAACAGGTGTAAATGCTGATCTTATATGGTGGAAAAATAGAAGCAACGGTAATCATCATCAACTTTACGATACATTAAGAGGAGATAATTTTGCTCTTTATTCAAACGATGATGGGGATCAATATGATTACTCCAAGCACGGAAGTGGTGATTTATCACCTAAAATATTAGAAAATGGTTTTAAAACGCCACCAGTTGAAAACAATGGAATTAATGATACTGGAACAAATATGGTTGCTTGGTCATGGAAAGCAGCTGGCCATGAATATAAATCTGCTAGTTTTAACGGGAGTAGTAGTAGAATTAATACAGGTTATCAGATACCAAGTGGGTTAACAGGCTTTTCTGTATCGGCTTGGGTAAAAGCTGCATCAGTCAAAACACAATTTATTGTAGGGGATTTAGGAACTGGTGGGGCTTCGGTAGATGGTATGTTTCAAATAAATATAAGCAGTTCAAATGTATTAAGAGCAGCAGTCGGAGGAACAGGAAGTCAAAACATTGCAACTCTTAGCAATTATATAGACACTTGGACACACATTGTCGTTACTACTGATTCTTCAGGTAATATAATTGGATATGTAAACGGAAGTCAAGTAGGAACCGCAAGTGGTAATTCTTTGACTGCAAATACAAGAAGTATTTTTATAGGAATGTTTGGTAATATATCTCATTCATCAACTTTTAATGGAGATATAGACCAAGTAAGAATGTTTAACAAGGCAATTAGCCCCACCGAAGTAAAAACCTTATATAATGAAACTAAAGCTACCGTAGACACATTACAAGTACTAGGGGATGCATCGTGTATAGCAACATATAGATTAAACGGAGATGCTATTGATTTATCAAATAATTATCACGGTACAGAGACCAATATTATTTATAAAAAAGGTAGCCACTTTGCCTATAACATTTACGAAAACAAAGCTAGAACATTCAGTCATAAGGCTTCTGGTTTAAGTTTAGATACAGGTACAATAACACCATTTGGTATTAATGCTAATAGAGATAATGGATTTAGCATAATGAATCTTATAGGAACTAGTACAGCTGGTGATACAGTACCTCACGGTCTTTCAAAACCGCCTGAATTTGTTATAGCTAAGAAATATGATGGATCAGATGAGGATTGGTTTACTTGGCACAAAGACTATGGCACGGACAATGCAGGTGAATACAAATATTTAAAATTGAATGATGGAAGTAATGTTCCAGTTGTTTACAATACTCAAGCCGTGTGGAATAGTGTTGCTCCTTCAAGCACCCTTTTTACTTTGAATGGTGGCGGATCACCAAACCGAGTTAACAATAAACATATTTATTATTCTTGGCATTCTGTTCCGGGCTATAGTAAAATAGGTTCGTATACTGGAAAAGGAAGTGCAGGATTGAGTGTATATTTAGGATTTGAGCCTGGTTGGATATTAATTAGAAGAATAGATTCTGGTAATTATTGGTCAATATTTGATAATAAAAGAGATCAAGATGGTACAATGAGTTTAATACTCTATCCTAACGACCCATCAAGTGACTCTCAAGGAGGATCAACAACATCTGTTACCGTTGATAGTGATGGATTTAGTTTTACATCCGCACAATATGGTGGTAGTATAAATACAAACGCAGGCAAATACATATATATGGCATTTGCACACAGATAAAAATACATAATAAATAACTATATTTACTTAAATTTTATACAATGAAAAAACAAATTAAAACAGAAGAGCTAGCTAAGCTTCAAAATTTAGCGACAATTATTAAAACAACTCAAGAGCAAGTAGGAGTGTTAGAAACGCAAAAACATGTGCTGCTACATAAATACGATATATTAAACCAAGAGTTGAATAAATTTAAATCAGAACTACAAGAAACATATGGGGATGTGAGCATAGACATTAAAGACGGTAGTTTTAAAAAAATTAAAAATGAATCTAATAAGAAAGATTAGTATTGGTCGAGATTACAAAAATGATGCAATGCACTATAGCATAGGGCAGGAAGTTTTTGGGGGACATACGATTACAGAAATTATTGAAGAAAAAGATAAATATAATATTTTTATAATGAAAAATGAGGAGGTCTTACCTTGGAAATCTTTTAATAAAAATATGGCTGTAGCAATTGAATATAATTTACAATATTAATGAAGCATTTACACGCTTATATTATAAAGCCTATTAATGGTAGATATACTAATAATAAAAAAATAGGTGACTCTAATTTAATTTTGAATACATCTATAGAAGACCATAAATTTGTAAATAGAGTGGGTGTTGTTGTAGAAACTCCTGTAAACAATTCTACGTTGCAAAAAGGTGATGAAGTTATTGTGCATCATAATACATTTAGAAGGTATTATAATATGCAGGGAAAAGCTACCGATAGTAGCAATTATTTTAAGGACGATTTATTTTTTTGTTATATAGATCAAATATTTTTATATAAAAGAAATAATAAATGGTACACTCCGGAAAATTATTGTTTTGTGAAGCCAATAGTTGAAAATAAAAAGCTTAGCGAACAAAAAGAAAAGCCATTAATAGGTGTTTTAAAGTATCTAGGGAGCCATTTAAGAAGCTTTAATCTTTCAGAAGATAATTTAGTAGGCTTTACACCAAATAGCGAATATGAGTTCGTTATTGACAACGAAAAATTATATAGAGTACCTATAAATTCAATAGCAATTAAATATGACAGAAAAGGAACTGAAATCGAGTATAATCCAAGCTGGATATAAAGCGGTACATGAACTCATTAGAGTAGCTGAAGAAGAAATAATTGCAGACGGGGCGGAAGATGAGTTAGCTGCAGATAGATTAAAAAATGCGGCAGCCACTAAAAAACTAGCAATATTCGATGCTTTTGAAATACTATCACGTATAGAAGCAGAAAAAAACATTATGGATGATAAGCCAACAGAAAGTAAAAAAAGCTTTGGAGGGTTTGCTGAAAAAAGATCTAAATAATGCACGAACAAACGCTGATAAAAGTAATAAAGCCTATTAAAGAAAATGTTATTAAAAAAAATAACAGATATAAAAAATGGGCATATGGATATAATAAGGAATTTGATGTTATAGTCATTAGCAAAGATGGTACAATTGGAGATGTTGTTGAAATACAAAATTTAGCAATAGCACTTCCATCTAAGCCTAAAACCACTGATAATACTAATGACAAATGGGAAGCCCATATATATCCAAAAGAATTAAAACAAATAAATACTATATTTGATTGGGAGTCATATCCTGATTCTTTTAAAAATAAATGGTATGCATATATTGACAGGGAATTTACTAGGCGTGATCAAGGTTATTGGTTTTATAATAAAAATATTGCTACCTATATCACTGGTTCTCATTATATGTACTTGCAGCACACCAAAATTGATGTTGGGAAGCCAGACTACAGGGAAGCTAATAGAATTTTCTATATCTTCTGGGAAGCTTGTAAAGCGGACGTCAGGTCTTATGGAATGTGTTATCTTAAAAACAGAAGATCTGGTTTTTCCTTTATGTCTTCAGCAGAAGCCGTTGCTCAAGCAACAATTACTACAGACGCACGGTTTGGGATATTGTCCAAATCTGGTGCTGATGCTAAAAAAATGTTTACAGACAAGGTGGTACCAATATCCGTCAACTATCCCTTTTTTTTCAAACCAATACAAGACGGAATGGATCGGCCAAAAACAGAATTGGCATACAGAGTGCCCGCAAGTAAACTCACCCGTAAGTCAATTACTGAAACTAACGAAAGACAAATATTAGAAGGATTAGATACAACTATTGACTGGAAAAATACAGGGGACAACAGTTATGATGGCGAAAAATTAAGATTGCTAGTGCATGACGAATCAGGCAAATGGGAAAGACCTGATAATATATTAAATAACTGGCGTGTAACAAAAACAACATTAAGGCTTGGTAGTCGTATTATAGGTAAATGTATGATGGGGTCTACTTCAAATTCTTTAGATAAAGGAGGTGAAAACTTTAAAAAGCTATATTATGACTCAGACGTCACAAGACGAAATAAGAATGGCCAGACTAGCTCAGGATTATATTCTTTGTTCATACCTATGGAATGGAACTACGAAGGATACATTGATACTTATGGACACCCTGTATTTAATACGCCAACAAACCCCACTGTTGACAACAATGGATACGAGATTGATACAGGAGTAATAGATTTTTGGCATAACGAAGTAGAGGGATTAAAGCACGATTCTGATAGTTTAAATGAATATTATAGACAATTTCCTAGAACGGAAGAGCACGCATTCCGTGACGAAGCAAAAAATAGTATTTTTAATTTAAGTAAAATATACGAACAAATAGACTATAATGAAGATCTTGAAAGACAAGGCTTTGTAACCAGAGGTAGTTTTAGTTGGGAAAATGGTGTTAAAGATACAAAGGTAATGTTTACCCCAAATAGATCGGGTAGATTTTTAGTCTCATGGACACCACCTAAAAACCTCGAAAACAATGTAATAAACAAAGGAGGTGCTAAATATCCAGGCAATGAGCACATGGGAACATTTGGATGTGACTCTTACGATATATCAGGAACAACTGATGGACAAGGATCTAAGGGATCTTTACACGGGTTAACAAAATTTAGTATGGAGGATGCCCCGCCTAATACGTTTTTTTTAGAATATATTGCCCGCCCCCAAACAGCCGAAATGTTTTTTGAAGATGTTCTTATGGCTATTGTTTATTACGGAATGCCATTACTAGCAGAAAACAATAAACCAAGACTTTTATATCATTTAAAAAGAAGAGGTTACAGAGGCTTTGCAATGAACAGACCAGATAAAATTTGGAATAAACTATCAGTAACAGAAAAAGAAATTGGTGGAATTCCCAATTCATCTGAAGATATTAAACAAGCTCATGCTGCAGCCATTGAAACTTACATAAATAAATATGTAGGAGTGAATGAAGACGGAGGTGGTAATATATATTTTAATAGAACACTTAACGACTGGGCTAAGTTTGATATAAATAAAAGAACAAAATTTGATGCAACTATAAGTTCAGGGTTAGCAATAATGGCTTGTAATAGACATTTGTATCACCCAAGACCAAAAGTTGAAAAACAAAACGTAAATTTAAAATTTTCTAGATTTAATAATAAAGGATTGCAGTCGCAAATAATACAATAGCATGGCAGAAACATTATTAAAAAGCTCATTTCCTAGTCAGATAGCATCTGACGTAGAGAAAGCAACCGAGGAGTATGGTTTAAAAGTCGCACGTGCTATTGAACACGAGTGGTTCAAAAGAGATAGTGGCGCAACGCGATTTTACTCTAATAGAGATGAGTATCATCGTCTTCGATTATATGCAAGAGGAGAACAATCAGTAAAAAAATATAAAGATGAATTATCTATTAATGGTGATTTATCATATCTTAATTTAGACTGGAAACCAGTACCAATTATTCCAAAGTTTGTTGATATAGTTGTTAATGGAATGTCTGATAGACTTTACGATATTAAAGCTTTTTCTCAAGATCCTTCTTCTGTAAAACAAAGAACAGACTACGTTGAATCTGTATTAGAAGATATGCAATCAAAAGAAAAATCTGATCAAATTCAACAACAACTTGGTTTGAATGTGTATAGCAACGATAGAGACAGCTTACCTGAAAA